TGGCTTGCGACATAGCCAAGTTATTCTGCATCAGCTCCTGGGCTTCGAGGTTGAGCAACATGCACTCAAATTGGGTGAGGTCTGCAAACGGGCTGTCCAGCGGCTTCTTGCCCATTTCTTTCCTCATGCCATTAGGCGTCTCGGCATTGGCTGAGTACAAGCGGGTCAGCATGTCCAGCTTGGTCACCATATCCGGGTCATCTAAGTTGAGGAACTTGAATTCCAGGTCGTACCAGTGCAGCTTGTTGTGGAGAATGCGAGTGGTCAACGATTCTGCCAGCCGCTTGCCCATCGGGACCACGGCTGATCTATGGTCCCGGTCGTCGAGCACTTCGCCTACCGCACGGTTAACGTCATGCTCGACGCCGAGGGCCATGGCTGACAAATCAAACGCATTGCCGATCATGCGTATGAGAACCTCTTGCCAGCCTAATAGTAAATCTGCTTCTACCGTTGGCTGTACTTCGATAACTTCTGGCTTCTTCATGCCGCCGACGATGGATATCTTTGCCTGCCCTTCCAGTTCATTCTGGATATGGCGGCGCACGATCTGGTACGCGGCCTCTGACTGCGGTTGCTCCCACCACAGCCACGTCTTGTGCACCTGATCCGTTCCCGACCGCCCGGCCATGTCTTGCACGCCCAGGAAATCTGTCACGGAACGAAACGCTACTTCCATCTTGCCCGTGCCGAACGGAGTATCCGTCGCGATGTTGTCCCGGATGTACATCAGCTCGTCGTCGTAGAACAGAACCGCCCCGCGCTCTCCCTTTAGCCCGGTCATCTGCGCGTAGTGGGGATAGTCAGGCGCCATCGATTCAGACCAGTTGGGGAATATTCTGACTGACTCTGTATTCACGCACCACATTTTGAGTGGGCGCTCCGGGTCTGGCGTCAACGACAGCTCGCTGCTGAACGATCCGAAGATCAACAAGTCCTCTAGCCCCTGCTCCAGCCACGTCTGGAAGCTGTCCTGATTATTTGGATGTTGAAACAGCTTCTTGGCTACGCGAATGCGTGCGTCGCGTTCATTGTCTGAATCAAGTACGGCTACGCCTTCTTTTGGCTGCACATCCCATGTCTGTCCGACCAGTGCATTCTTGATCAGGTTGATGGCCCGCCGCGGTACCGGAGTGCGGGACATTCTCCGCAGCGCATATGGCGTGGCTTTGAGAAGCGGAGTAGCTAACCGGTTGATAGTGGCAGGAATGAACGGCCAAGCCCAGGATTTGCGATCAACAATATCTAGTCGACCAGCCTTTACCGCCGCCATCTCTTGTGCTTGCCGTGTCTTCGCAGCGGGCCATTGATGCAAAGGCGTATCGCGTAGCTCCTGAGCGTGGGAGAGTTCGAACACACGCACTATTTCTTTTGTACGGTAGTGCTTGACCAGGGCGCCGCGGAACGCATTGTGAAGCCGCCTAATAAGCCCGAACATCGGCCTATTGTTACCACCATAAGCAGGAGCAAGTCAACGGCGTAGCAACGCCTATAGCATGGCGAGTAGCTGGCGGAGGTCTGCCAGCATCTGCGTGACGTTCAGTCTATCTTTGTTGTACAGCATCCGACCGAATTTGTCGTGCCCGAACGGAAACCATTTTCTCATCGGCTGGCTGTCCGCGTACAGGACCACGATCGGTTTCCGCCAGGCAGTCGCCAGCCACGTCCAGTCGTTAGGTGGACCGATCACCAGGGCAGCTTCGGACACGATATTCCACTTCTCCGCTGCCAGCCTCTCGTCGACCAGACACTCTGATTCCATCAGAGCTACATCAGGCCGTTCCCCTGTGCCGACCAAATAGATCTTGCTGGCATACGTTCTGGCCATGCGGAGGATTGCCCTCCACACCGGTACCGGGAGAACAAAGTCCCCATGCACTGCCCCGTAGGCCAGTACAATGTGTTTTCCTGCATGGCAGGAGCCCTCAGGCACCATCAACAGCGGCATCGTGGTGGGATAGGATACCCCACTGCACCGCGCCAGTCCTTCCACGTAGCTGATGTCGGGATTGGGCAGCATCTTGGGTTCGTAGGCAAAGTCGAAGCGCAGGTCTACGGCTCCGTTCTTCTCGTCAGCTGGAGTGAGCCCGAATCGCGGTAGCAGCCAATAGGCTTTTTCGTGCTCTGAGAAAAAGGAACAGTTCTGGCTCTGCTGCCCTAGCAGCGTTCCAGCTAAAAGCTCCCAGATGGTAGTCGCCCGGCTGAAGTCCAAAATCATTGGCGCGAGAATTCTTCTTCTTCCCCGTCGTCTTCATCGACATCTTCTACGTCGTGGTCGATGGACAAGTCAGCTTCCAGCGAGATCTTGACATCCTGCTTCTCCGCTAGCACGTCGACCAGATGCTGCGCCTCGGCCATCTGCTGGAGATAGAACTGCTTCTCTTCTTCGCTCTTGGCTGCTGCCAGCTTGTGGGCGTAGTTATGCATGGCACCGGAGAGAACTTTTCTCATCGTGCCCTTCTCATCGCTGCTGAACGTATGGGTTTTTATTTCAGGAGCCACTGGCCCTCCACAAAGTCTATTGTACCTTCCGAGTACAGTTTCTTCAACGTGGCTATGGCTGCGCTCTTGTCGATGTCCAGCTTGAGGCGCTTCAGCATCCAGCGCGGGCTGTGTGGCTTGGATTTGGACATGACCGACATCAGCTGCTTCGCCAGTGTTTTGTCCAGCGGCGTCTTACTGACAGCGGACGTGTCGACCACCGGCTTCTCGGATTTCTTTTCGACCACCTTCTTCTTCGGGCTCTCCATCGGGCGGCACCCGTGACAGTACATCTCACTGGGCTTGGACACCGTAATCTGCCCCTGCTTGACCGACTGATACTTCGTCACCACCGCGACGTACCCGAACGGGATTCCCCGTCCGCACCCGGCGCACGAGCCCTGTAGTTGCTTGGGTACTGGCGCTGCCTTGAGCGCTTCGAGGTCCTGTTGCTGCTTTTTGGAGAGTTCTACCTTCATCATATCGTCGTTTTCATTGACCGGTATCGGACAGGTCGCATGCCAGAATTGCCCGTTCAGGTGCATGGCACCTTCGTACCGGACTGGCTTGCCGCAGGACGCGCAGGACACCATGCTTGGTGCCTGGCCTGCTCCGAATAGGGAAATTGTCCTCACAGCCAAAATATAACACGGCTTTGAACCCGTGCGCAAGTCTGAAATCTCATCCGGCCTTCTTTACCGGCTCCGGTACTGACTCGTCCCGGCCTGCTGGCTTCCGCGTTACCGGTGGGAATTGGAAGTACCCCGGCTGGTACCGGCAGTCAGGGCACGTCAAATATTGAACCGTGGTGTCCTGGGCTACGTGGCAGCTACGGTACTGACCCATCCGTATTCCACATACCTTGCACAAACTGGTAATTAATGCCATACGCTACTATTTTAACACAAGTTGGAACCTGTGTACAGTCCGGTTTTCCCTGCGACTGAGTAGTACCCGGAAGTAGCGGAAGCGTGCGGCGGATTCTAGTTGGTTTTATCCAACAGGGAAATCGGAGGCGTACCGTCTTCAGGCTGGTTGACGCGATTGCGCTCGATGTAGTCTAGCAGCCCGGCTACATTCCGGCTCTTGGCAAAGGCAACCACTTTGGCTATATCCTTTTCGTAGGCAATGACAATGTCTAGCTTGCCCACGGGCTCCTGCAAGTTGAACACCTTGCCGTACGCGCTCACTTGCATGTCGAACGGATTGCCGCCACCGAACTCCGTCATGAGCCGCATGTTCTCTGCATCGAGAATAATCACCAGCAACAGCTCGCCCCGCCCTGGCGGTGGATTGGGTATGCGTATGGGAAGTACAAGAGCCATTTCTATAGCACCTCGAAAACTTCCGGCAGCGGGATGTGAATATCCGTGCCCGGGATTTTTAATTCGGTTACCAGACACAGCCTTCCGTCACTCATATCTAGCGCTGCCCCGAGGTAGGGATCGAGTATCCAGATGTGGGGAATTCCCATGGCACGGAAGTCGGCAATGCGCTGCGAGTACTCCGATATCGAATCCTCTGGAGAGAGCACTTCGATCACTAGCAGCGGTGGCCTAGTGATGATCTCTTCCGCCTCCAGGTCTGCGCTGAGGATGACAACGTCAGGAATGCGGTAGCGTCCGTCTGCGATTTTAATTCTGACTTCTGTGCCGACTTGGATATTCCACTCCTTGCGGTTGGAACGAAACCATTCGGCTAGTATTGCCTGCAAGTGCCCGTGCTTCCAACGTCCCACATTACGCTCCAGTAGCTTGCCATCAACATACTCTTTATCAGGCTCCCAGAAATACTTACAGTACTCCTGTTCCGTCATCTCATGCACGATCATGACTTCCATCTCACACTACCTCTCATCCCGATTATACTATTCGGCCTCTTCCTCTGCTTCTTCGTCTACCAGCCGCTCACTGCTGATATAGCCTTCCGCTGGAGCAGCCATTGGATCAAAGTAGCCCAGCGTTACCAGACGGCAGTAATACGCTATCCATCCCGCCGATATGCGATCATCATGGGCACCCGGTGCTGCCGCTGGACGCCCCTTCTCGTCCCGCACGAACGTGAGCGCCTCTGCAAAGAAGCCGTCGTCCCACAGCAGCTCCGGTGAGTCTGTCACGAAGCGGTTGAGCTTGTTCAAGGCTATCGGTCTGGTCTTGACCGTGGTGGGAAAGCCTTCTACCTCTACGATTTTTCTTTCCCGCTTCCACCATTCCTTGTGCTTGTAGATGGCTCCGTACCGGCACTCGCCTTTTAGCGTGAGAATCGTGGTCCCGCCGTCCCCTGTGCGCTCCACCGCAATAACTGCATTGTTGTAGTACGATCCGACGTCCGCCAGATCGTACGCGAATTCTTCCGGCGTGGAATGAGCATGAAGTGATGCCACCTGTTCGCCAGTCTCCAGATCAATACACGTCGCTGCATTCCAGTCCGTCTCCTCACTGCTCACCACGCGGCCCGAGGCGATGTCTGCGCCCATCAGGTACCGTCGTCCGGCTACCCGTGGTTTGTAGAGATACCCTTCCCCGTTCCTCAGCTCGCTATGCGGTTTGTAGTCGTACAGCTCTGCCTTCCTTGCTATTAGAATTTGCCGGTTGAAATACTGCAGCCCCGATACCAGAAACGCAGTGATCACGTCTTCCGGATACTTCTCGTCGAAGTTCCCGCGCTGCTGCTTCTTGACCTTACGACGCCACGCTATCCGCTCCAGGTCCTCTTGGGTTATTTGGACGTCTTCAGCAGGCATGTGTCATCCTCTTCTCCATCGCTGGCATGGCCGTCTATCTCGCCCCACAGATTTCTATTCACCCACTGCGTAAATTCCATCAGCAGCTTGAAGTCTCTATCTGTAAGTACTTCTGTATGGGAAAGATTCATGGCACGGCCGGTATCACGCGTGAACGCCTTGCGAAAGTCTTCCGTGGTCAAAGCCCAACGCACACAGCCGATCCACGGCGGCACCATATGGTCCTGCTTTGGCCCCAGCGACCGGAATTTTCTAGCACGGGTGGATTCCTTGGATTTATAAGGCCGGACTTTCTTCGATGGTCGCTTCACATCGTCCTCCTGTTCTTTACCCATGCTACCGGTTTCAGCTCTTTGTGGAAGCGCTTGATTAGCCGCAGCTCATCATCGGTGAGATCTTTCTTTAGTTCTTCTGCCTCCTTGGAGGTAAGCTTCTGCCGGTATTCAGCTGACCAGTACCACGGGTAAAAATGCAGCTTCGCATCTGCATCCTTGGGAGTATTGATGCACCGCATACAGTCCTCGTAAAAAGGACCGGCGGCACCGTTGGCTGTGCAGTTCTTATCCAGTGTGCCATCTGGAACCAGAGCGCCCTCGACGTTGGAGAGCGTGTCTGCCGGGTTGCCTGGCCAGCGACTATACTCATCCGCGAGGATATGGTGCAGGGTGATGCCCTGCCCAGATTCTTCCACTTCCGCAGAGGCGACGATGACGCGGCTGTCCAGCTGGTCAAAGATGATCTCCCGCCGGTTCGATGCCTCTGTGTGCAGCAGGTTGTTTCTCAGCGATATGCTGAATGTATTTTCTCTGGCGTCGTACGGGTCCACCGCTCCGATGTACCGGTAGGCACGGCGGGCTATGGCAAAGTGCTTGGCAACGTATTCGTGTGTCTGTGAGATCAGTAGACAGCCGATGCCGTAATCAAGAATAGCTGGTACGAACAGGCGGCGCAGGAGAAAATAGGTCGTCCCGCCAATCTGGCGGGCTTTGACCAGGATATTTCTATCTGCTAGGTTGGCTTCTATATCATGTTGGATGGCATTGAACCGGAACGGCACCATCGACGATATCTTTCCGGATTTGAACGTCACCTTGTTCTTGGTGAGAATCCAGAACATCCCCATCATGAACTGCTCGATGCCCCAGGCGGCGTAGTGGGATTGTAGCGCTTGCAGCTGGTCTTTGACCAGTGCTGAATCGGGTCCGGATTTCTTTAGAACTACCGCCGTGGCCATCTAGACGCCGGACAGTGTAACAGATCCCTTCGACCGGTTGATGATCAGATATTCCTGCAGCAGCATTTCGACAATCTTATCCGAGGAAACATGATCGCAGAAAAGCTCCTTCAGGCGCTGGCTCAGTTCTTCTGTAATATCTGCACCGCCCTCTAGCAGGCCGATGATCCCACCTTCCTTATCCGCGCCCCATTCGCACTCTTTGACGATCCGGTAATCATCGACGTCGAGACCGGCTACCGGTAGTCCAGCCCAGTGCGGGAACAGCACATGGTCCCCGACTTTCAATTCCGACCGGATGTCTACCATCTTTCCCTTCATTGGCTTGGAGCACGGCGCCCATGTGGTAACCACTATGCCCTCATGCGTGGGCTTGTTCTGCTTCGATCCTTCCAGCAGCACAATCGAGCCGTGCTTCTGTTCTCTCTTTAGCACCTTCACCAGAACCCACGGGTACATTGGCTGGAAGGCGCGCGTTGGTTCACTCATCACATCACCTTGCCCTTGGATAGGTCTGCGCTGAAATCATAATGGCTCTGCAAGTCAAGCGGCGAGTGTGCCATCAGCAGTAGCTTGTTCACTTGCTCGATCGTGACCACCATCATCTTGTCACAATGCGGACACCGTACCGGTGTCGGATGTTCCACCACAATCATCGTTGCGGAGAACATGTTGATGATATGCGGATTAGCTACCGTGGCTATTAGAATTGTTTTACACTTCGCGCATGGGACTTGAAAATCTGGCATCGTTATCTTACTCCCATCATCTTATGCAATTGTACGGATATTTTACAGCTGCGATATTTGGATTGAAGTGCAATGCATCGAGACAGATTCCTTTGATCGATTTCGTGCAGCTTGTTTACCGGTTGAAACCAGATCTTCGACGGTCCTGCACACGGCAGGATATCCTCCTCAAAGCGTTGCAAGTCAAACCCTTCATCAACCAAGACTTTAACTTCATCAGCAGTCCTTAGCGCGGTCTGCAAAATGCCCTTCTTTGGGCTGACCGTTAACCAATCGACCCACCTTCTAATAG